TGATCTATCGTCCTATCCCCTAATTGAATGATATTAGGGGATAGTCACCATTCAATACACGGCGGATAACGCTATGGACCGAATGAGGTTTTCATGAAAGATCATGTTATGAGTATCATCTGTGTGATCCTCGTTGTAGCAGGAATAGTTGCCAATCGATATCCGTTGTTTGCGATCACCTGCGTCATAGGAGCGTTAGTCGTCACGGCAATCTCGCTTTATACGATGCTTCGTGGCAGTTAAGCAATACATCTGGATAATACGAGCAAGGGACAGTTATGCGTAAAGTCAAGGCAAAGCGCATCATCAGAATGGCTGAAAAGCTAGAGTCCATCAAGAAGCAGAAGGCTGGACTCCTGATGCAGTTGCGTAAATTATCAGCGGATGAGGACTTCTATTCCAAAGTTCTCAGGCAGCGAATAGGTGAAGACTTCACTTACGACGGTGACGAGTACGTCAAGGCCGTTTACTTTCAGCGACACGAACGAGCGATTCTTGATCAATCCGCGGTGAAGAAGATTCTGGGAAAACGCACCCCATACAAGAAGGTCGTTGTCCACTCGATTCGAGTTGACTATTTATACGAGTAATCTATGTATTGTCCGCAGTGTGGCGCTTCTTCCACAAAAGTTAAGGAAACGCGCACAAGCCCTGAAACTACTTTCAGGCAGCGTGTATGTCTCGAGTGCGGTTTCGCGTTCAGGACTCGTGAAGAGATCTATGAAGGATCTATCACGTCCCACATGAAACGCTACAAGGGATACAACAAAGGTAAGACCTCTAAACCCAAAAAGAAGGATAAGCAGATGGATAATCTCGCCCAGGAAATGGTGAGCAAGATGGCACTCCCTAAGCCGCCAGTCTTGACAAAACTTTCAGATTTCAATGAACTGCGTCGTCAGCAGCAAGCTGAACAGAAGGCTCGCATCCGCGATTTTCTGAATCATCGCAACGAAGGAGGCCTGCTTGATGACTACGACGACTTTGAGTAATGGAGATTACGGTGGACTTCTTTGAAGAACTTCCTATAATTGATGAAACAAAGCAAAAGCGAACACGGGTATGGCGAGGCCACAATAGTTTGGTTCTTCCGTTCTCTGCTCAGGAAATTCCTCGGTGGATCCTGATGCAGGCTGACAGGATCGAGCCTACGGACGATCCAACAAACTGTCATCTGATATACGACGTAATTGACGGCTGTATATGGGAGATCCGTACACTAGTGGCAGTTGAGAACAAGACGCGAGACGCGATCTTCTATCGCTGGGGATCAGGTCTGAAACGAGGCCGGAAATTGTCTGTTTCTCACAACATCAAGCGATGGGACGCCTAGCAATTTAATCCCGTATAGCAACCAACTTGGGATTAGGTATGAAGACTAGAACTATCACAATCACAGCCAGTCAACTGCGGTCACTCCTTTCAGTGCTGTACGTGCTGATTATCGACTACAGCAAGAACGGAGTCAAAGCTGCTGATACCAGCACACGAGCTCAGCTACAGACGCAAAAGGCTAACGCAAAGCGATGGAGTAAAGTCCTCCCAGAATTGATCCCATCCATAGATGCCGCCATTTCTGGTAGAGACAAACTCCGACATCTAGTCCTGTTAGGACATGACATCAAGGAGCAATATCCGTCTATCCACAAGAATACGGAGTTCTCTAGTGAGGAATTGGACGCGTTGAAGGCGGCTGGCCAATATCTTCGCACCGACAGCGAAGGGGCTATGGCAAAGCTCATGCGTCTAGCCTCGTTGTCTAACAACCCCTGGGTCACGCAGCAACTGCGACCGACTGTGTCAAATCAGGGATCTGCCGAAGGTGCTCTGAGGAAAGTTGTTAGACAACTTTCGGGTCGCAATGATATTGCTCTAACTACCGAAGAATCAGCAGTAGCGCGAGATACGTATCCGGAACTGTACAAAGAATATCTGGCATTGCGCAAGGTGTTCAATCAGTCATGGAAGAATGCGATGGTGGACTACATCCGGTCAACCGGACAGACTCTGGTTCCGTACAAGGATGTACTTGACCATCTGGATAGCCTCGGTGTGAAGTACAGCATGGTGAAAGGATTCACTGGAATGATCGACGATCGCGGACGCTTCTATACGAAGAACGGCGATCTGATCGCTGGTGTTCCAGCAGCAGTCAATTTCCCAACTGTAATCATGAATAAGGATTATCCAAAAACGCAATGGGTGTTCCAGTCTCGCCGGCCTGACGGAAGCCCTGGCCAGAACTTCTACACGGAAAAGTTTAGGCAAGCTCAATCTAAGAAGAAGTTCTCCAATGTCGAGAAGCTGTCAGAGATGATGCCAGCGATTCGTAGAAAATGGTTCGCGAACGTTAAATCCTTCAACAAGGAAGATCCAAAGTGTTTGGCTTCTCTCATACTAGAATTGCTCTACATGTTCTCGGCTCGAGTCGGAACTCCTGGTAATTCTACGTATGGCATAGGAACTCTGTTAGTCAAGCACATCATTCCACAAGCGAACGGGAACCTCCTCATTCGATACAAAGGCAAGGATGGTATTCTTCATAAACATCTGTTGGTTGATTCTGACCCAGAGATGCGAATGTCCATTGACGCATTGATTCAATTGATTGACGGGAAAGACATCAAAGACAAAGTGTTTTCTGTTGGACGTAAGCCCGTAGGCCCAGCTAGTGCGAATGCTCTGTTCAAGCAACTGTCCGGAATGCCAGAAATTACTGTTCACAAGATCCGCACGTTCCGAGGAACACATCTGTTCAAGGAACTAATGGAACAGACTATGCCAAAGCTAGAGAAGAAACGAAACCTCACTGAAAAACAGGCGATGGAAATCTTCAAAGCGATGGCTGCTAAAGTTGGCAAGACGTTGAATCACATACGTCGCGGAGCAAATGGTGACAAAGTCACTGGAGCTACTGCGATCGGCAGCTATATTGACCATTCAGTGTCGCGCGAGTTCTTCGAAGCGTTAGGTTTCAGACCGCCTCGTGTTCTAGAGAAATCGTCTGATTAAGGAACAATCGTGAATAGCGAAGTAGACGCGACCAAACTTTGAAACTAAAAGGTCAGTAACTATGAATCATAAAAATCCCCAAGATCCCAAAAGTCATATGGCATCTATTATCTCTAAGTTCGGTGGGGCTTTCGGAGGGCCAGCCATTAAGACATTTGAATTCAGATTCAAAGACGGCAATACAGACTTTTCATTCGGTACGTCTGTTAGTGACGCGTGGAAAACATCTGGACGCAACAAAGAAGATATCAAAACTCTCGAATCTTATCGAGAATTGTAAAACCGTAAATATTTAGTGTAACCCTCTAGGAAATATATGTTCACCGATAAATTCCCCGAAATCAAACGCGACATGACTGTTCCCCTGCACTACCGTGCCAATCGCGCCCTTGCCAACATTCAACAGACCATGAATCTGCTGAACGCAGCTTCGGCGCGTCGTCTGTATGATCTGGAGCGTCATTACCTCACAGCCATTCAATATATGGTGCGCGATTGTCTGGACTGGCTTGAAAACACCAAGGAACTCCCGATCATCGAGAAGTCCAAAGTTGACTTGGACGATGATCTGTTCCAAGGAGAATGGGATCCAAACATCGGTATCAAACACCTCCATCTTGGGGATGGTGAATTCGTCAGGTTAAGCAACAGCGATGGAATTCATCTCCATCGCGGCGACTTCATCATCAATCTGGATGGTGAATATTCTATCGTTCGGTAAATTAAGGGAGCTTAATGCTCCCTTTTCCATTATGAGGCCCTGAATGTCTATCCCATACATTGAAAAATTGGCAAAGCAAGGTAAAGGCAGCGTAGAAAATCTCGAGAAGGAATGGAACGAAGCCAAGAAGGACGCTGAGGACGAAGGCAAAGGTGATAACTATGCTTATGTCACTTCCATCTTCAAGCGACGCATCAATGCTAGTACCAAAGAGATGAATCGCTTGTTTGGCGCACGGTGGACAGGGCAGGGTGCTGGGATCTTTTTCTTCTGCACAACTACGGAGCGAGTTCTGTGGGTCAAACGCAGTGATCAAGGTGATCATCCTAATGAATGGGCATGGCCCGGTGGTGGCGTCGAACCAGGTGAAACGCCTGAGCAGGCGGCGCTTCGTGAATGCCAGGAAGAGATCGGATTTAATGGTGACGTTACTCTGCGTCCGGCATACGAGTCACATAGCGATGACGGATTCGTATTCTTCACGTTTATCGGCGTGATCAATAAGGAATTCATTCCGACGCTGAACGATGAACATACTGACTACGTGTGGGCAAAATTTGAAGAACCTCCCCATCCACTGCATCCTGGTTGCCAAGAATATCTTGACGTTGCCGAAGCACAAGCACGTGAACGGTGACTAATCTGAATAGGACCGGAGGATGTACCTAGTAACGCAGTGCAGTCACACAGAATGGTGTAAGACACCGATAGAAGTCGCAAGGTATTTGAGAGATCTATTTGGAATTCAAAACTCTGATTGGTTCATCAAGATAGTAGAACAGGTAGAATCGAATTCGCACTTGATCCACGAAGATTGCGGCTTAGACATAAGACGGATATATTGATGAAGCCAGAACAAATCATACAAGAAGCCCTGGATGAAATCCAAATACAACACGATATAGAGATTCTGTTTGCAGTAGAATCCGGTAGTCGTGCTTGGGGTTTCCCTTCGACAGATAGTGATTATGATGTACGCTTCGTCTATTACCGCCCTGCTGAATATTACTATTCAATAACCCGTCGGGAATTGTTCCTGGATCGATCCAACGCTTTCCGCGTGTTACCTGAAAACTCATTCTTGGCTAGTCTGGATTTCAATCTATACGACTTCTCTGGATGGGACCTGATCAAGACATTCGGTCTTATCGCTAAAGGCAATCAGCAGGTTAACGAGTGGGCTGAGTCTCCGATTGTGTATCGTGGGACAGAGTTCCTGAACGACTCAAAATTTCGGTCCCTTTTGAAGCAGCAGTTCGACCCTATCAGTGCGATGTACCATTACAAGAACATGGCAAAGGCTGATTTTGTTGATTGGTCCGCGCCGATGTCATTGAAGAAAATGATGTATTTCATGCGCGCGATCCTCTGCGTTTACTACATTCAACATACAAACAATAATCCTCCCGTGTGTATGGACCGATTGGTAAAAGCGGAAGCGTATCCAAAGTGGGGTGTGTCATCAATACACTTACTGTGGGAACAATTGCTAAATTCAAAATTGAATGCGGTGGAATCTGTTCAACGTAAGTGGTCAGAGTTCAAAGGCTGGGAAGCTCTGATGTGTCTTGCAGAAAATATCGCTGTGGAACGTCCTTCAGTGCGAGACTACGAAAATCGAGTAGTCATATGTCAGCAGGAACTCTATAGTATGCGTAGGTATTGTAGAAGTCGTTATGGAATCTAATGACCCAAGCCACGGACGCGACAGTCCTTGTGTAGCAGTGTGTTCCACACTTTACGACGAAATCTGCCGTGGTTGCGGTCGCACTGCTGAAGAAGTAGCAAATTGGGTGTGTATGTCGGACGAAGAGAAGAGAAAAGTTTGGCATCGCATAACTGAACAAGGATATCCTAAGAGGAAAATATGACCGAAGCAGAATACGTCTGGGGAATGTTTGTTGATGGGTTAGGCATGTTTGGGAGTCATAGTGGCAAGATGTCATATTCTCTTCCGTCTGGAGTTAAGCCATGACGAAGAACTCCGACAATCAGATCATCACGGTCAACAGTGAGAATGCGGGACAAATTGACATTGGGCCGTCGTTCGATCATCTGCGGAACAGCATCCAAGAAGTACTCCGTAGGTCCGGATACTTGACTTACGACCAATCATGTGAATTGGCAGGTGACGTGGTAAAACTTCTAAACGAACACACATGAACCTCTACACATTTGAAAATCCTCAAATGGAAGAATGGCGTCTTATGGGTAGCCATCAACTTCCTTTAACACGGAAAGGATACTGGATAGAAGATGCTTAAGAGTATATACGATAACGCACCAAAGAAATTCAGTCTGTCAGAAATAAAAGTAGGCGGTCTCGTTCTAATTAAACTGGAACCATTCACGCAGCACCAAATAAAGAAGGATCCTTCACTTGCTGATCTAGAAGAGCCCGACGTCTATTTTGCCGCATACGTCGTTAAGCATCTATCACGGACTATCCGTGTTTGCAGTGCTGGTCTAAACGACGCGGAGCCTTTCTCGGATCCGTATATGGATTTACCACACAATTATCAAATAGTCAACTTGGTAGCCTCTCGATAATTCGGAATAACAATGGAAACATGGTATAGAGTATCGATAGGGTCCAATTCTAGTTTGCTACACATAGAACAGGCCCAGGTGAAGTCTTATACTGAAAAGAATGTGGCACACATGTACTATGGCCGCATTAAACGAGAAATCAGATCTGGTCCATGTCATCATTGGTTTCAGACGTTGCCAGAAGCACAGAAATTCGTCGAATTGAAAGCCAAAGAGCGTGAAGGCGAACATCTCAAAGAAATCGCCGAATTGAAAGCCAACGCGAAAGCTGCGATTGCAGGCAAGGTACGCGTGATACCTCATGAGGCCATCGAAATCCCACAAGATTAAGGTCTAACATGAACAATCAATACACTGGAGCGACTGGTCATTAGGTGTAAACAACCTAAGGACTATCATGAGTCGTACTATCCGTCGTAAGAACGACAACTGGAGTCACTGGTACGAATACTACCGTGACCTAGAAAAGAAGCTCATCCTAGATGAACGTGAATACGGTTGGGACTACGAGAAAAGTCGTAGCTCTAAACTGGCATGGATCAGATGTAGTCCCAGCAAGGACATCGGTAAAGTCATGCTGTGTAAACGCTATTACACGGATCAATGGAAGCCGATGAACAATCCAAGTTGGTGGGTCAAGCAGACAACACATGTACCACGTCGTCGTAAAGAGCGTGACCTCAATCGCAAAGTATTGCATTTGATTGATCTGGAAGATTGTCCTCTGTATCCTGACAGAGGTCGAGTTCCATACTACTGGTGACTATATGACATTTATCAAATCCCATTTCACATGTTCTCATTTATGCAACTCACTGATTAGAGGTCATAAATGTCGAGAACTATCCGCAGGAAAAATGTCCGATTGAATATCAAAGGCTGTGTCAGCACAACTGAACATCGCAAATACCATCTGACCGCCAATAACAATTACGATCATCAGCATAATTTCAGTCTCTACGCGTCTGAACTGGAATTGAATCAGCGATGGGTACAGAAGGCAATCGTTCTGTACTATCGAGATGCTGGCAATCGCAAATCGTGGCGTAGTATTAAAGCGGAATTCAATATCCGCTACAGAAGGCAATGTACGCAGAAATTCAGACGCTATCTTCGTGAAGAAAATGACGAGCTCATGCTCGCCAAGCATAACAAGTTTGACTCTGGATTCTGGTTTGATTAATACACAGGAGAGGATCCAATCGAAATGAAGAACGAAATTAGGATGCAGCGCGAAATTGATCGCGACCGAAACCACGGCCGACAGATGCAGGCCATTACTCAACATCTCAAGAAGGAAATCAACGAGATGGTTCGGTCGCATCAACCAGTGGGGTGGATGACCGTAGTCTCACAGTCCAGTGTGATGCTGCATCCTAAAGAACAAAGTATTCCATGCGTGAAGGTGACTACTCAGCCACTAGCCATTTATCATGACACAGGCACCAGAAAGAATCCTAAGTCCGAAGTGTTGAAGTTCAAAACTGTGGAAGCACTCCAATCAAAACTGGAGGAAATCATGAAGGAGTATCAATTCTTGCAATGACGAAACAGGAAATGTATGATCGTATGTACATGGATTTAGCGGCTCGTACTGCCGCCATGTCCTACGATCAGAGGAGGAAAGTCGGTTGTATAATTGTTTTACCGAACGGACTTCTCAGTCAAGGGTGGAACGGGATGCCGTCTGGCATGACTAACGTGTGCCAGACAGAAGTAGATGGGGAATTGGTGACTAAGCCGGAAGTTATTCATGCTGAGGCTAACGCACTGGACAAGTTGACCAATTCTACATTGAGCAGTACCGGGAGTACAGTGTACGTAACAGCCAGCCCCTGCATGTCATGTGCGATCCGTCTTCACGGAGCAAAGATTGCAAGACTGGTTTACAGGGACGACTACAGGATTAGGGACGGGCTGGATTTCTTGCGAGACCGTGGGGTTCTAATCCATAAACTGGAGATGTGAATGGAACTGAGTTTCGATCTTGCATCGAAGAGTAGAGAGATTTCTGAAAGTAATTTCTCAGAAGAGATTGAGAAAAACATCAATCATTTGCGACATGCGTTGATCTTAGAGATTCGAGCCGCTCGCGGTAATGCTGGCACTCGCATCTATCGCGAACTTCATGCTATGAACGATAGGGTTTATGATGTAGTATGCGCAAGCATTCGCGATGAACTCAAGGCATTAGGATATCACGTAGCATTTCCAGTGGAACATCGCCTTGGCGAATCCCGGGGTCGTAGATACATCGAAGTGAGCTGGTAATGAATATTCTTAGTTCAATTCTTCGCACTGCTAAAGAATCTCGAACGAATTCCGATCAATGTCTCAATACGATATTGGAACGGAGTTTAGTGAAAGAGCGTAAGATTATACTCAAAGAAATTGATAAAGCCGTAAGTCAAGGCGAAGTTTGTACAACTATTTACCTCGATTATAAAGGTCGGATTCGAGAAGAAGTATACTATTCATTGAAGGAGGAACTTCTTCGGGGAGGATACGCAGTCTCTAAGTTGGTGCCGATCGGCAATGGAATTACCAAATTCAATATTTCGTGGTGACAAAAGAAAAGCCCCTATCAACCTTGAGCTGATAGGGGCTTTTTCATTTCTGCTGCGATGTTAATTACGCAGCGACCGTGTCTTCAATGATGCTGATGACTTTCGCAAGGTAGTCAGGAGCATACGAGAACAGAGCACGGTAATACTGCTCAAGTTCCAACTTGGTGCCCGGCTTCAGGCCGTTAGCTCGAAGTTGAGTGCCGATCGTTTGACGAGTCTCAGCATCGATTTCTGGTTGATAGAAACCAGCAACCATTTCGTTGCTGACTTTGACCGGAGTCTTGGTTGACGCCGACAGAACTAGCGTCTTTTCGCTATTGGCCTTCAGAACGAACCCATAGTCAATGTCACCATTCGGGGTTACGTAGGCAGCCAATTCAGCGGGACGACCACGATCGATACTGATTTGATGAACCTTCGGATGACCAGTAGCCTTGCTGTAGACATTAGCTTCGACCAACTCCGACAGGTCTTCATTACCGCAGCGAACCAGGTATTCACCGGCTGCTCCCGACTTCACTTCCCACAGCGTCTTATCCTTATTGTCCATAATGATATTAGAACTCATGATACGATACGACGCGCGAAGCTCGGCCTTTTCCACAACACGAATTTCACGATTAGCTCGAAGGAAGCCAACAGCCGAATTAGCGGTCAGCTTGCGGAACGAGTTTTCCACCGGAGTTGCCTGGAAGTTAAACTTCTCAGCCAACAATTGACGGATTTCTTCTTTAGAAGGATTGCCAGTTGTAGCAACGACAACCTTGGCAAGATGCGGATTGTGCATCTTGTAGCTAGTAACAGAAACGGTCTTCATTTGAATGTATCTCCGATTGGGGACCTCAGTGTCTTTGTTGACAGGGTAGCGGGAACCGTCATAATTTCAATGACTGTCAACTGATGTAAAATTGGGCTGTGTTATACACGGCTCTACGTAGAAGGTCGGTCCACGTAGAGTCCACTGTGTCACATACCAGCGTAGCGGATTCCGCCCAGAAGATAGCAGATGTGCGTGAACTGGAGCTCAGGAAGGTTGTTGCGCTTGCAGAATTCCTTCATCTTACGGGTGTCCATGCGTTCGCCACGTTGAGTCTCGTAGCCGATCACATCGATATCTTCAAAGTTTTCGCCCGAGCGAGCTTCCAGAACGAAACCTTCCTTGCCGAAAGCTGCGACACCGACGATCTCTTCAGTTTCCGTATCAATGCAAGTCAGCACACGGAACATGTGGCTTGCGTCAACTTCTTGCGGCTTGGTGATAGTCCATTTGGAACGATTCGTGGCCGCAGTGACCTTCGTAGCTTCCGACTGTTTGGGAGTGGCAATCCGCGCAAAAACACTGCTCATGACTTTGATTGATTTTTTCGACATGTTGAAATCCCTTCTATGAGATTAGATTTATACCAATTGCCAATCCGTGTAGCGGAAAGACACAGAAATCTGGACAGGACCGGACTGACTGCCATCCAATTGAACTTCTTGCATCGACTCCGGCCACATATAATTGATCTGAGTAGTTTGAACGACATTCGGTACATCGTCGTAGGTCACGAGCAGGCCCGACACCGCATATGTAGCGAAATATGAACCGCTGTTGTTACGCCAGGATCGAGCAATTTCCATCCAGCGATTGAAGATGCCCCGAGTTTCCCAATCGAACGTCTCCAGGAAGGTAGCATTCAGCGTCTGTGTGTACATGCGACGACCAGCGTACTGGATAACATGTCCATGCAGAGCGACTTCCAAGTTTTCCAATGACGAGCCCGGCATGTCTGTCGACTGACAGCGGAACGTTAACGGACGGGTGTTCGACGTACCGGGAATCACAGGCAATACAAGATCAAAGTTCCACAATTGCGCGGGATCTCCGAGACTCAGCGAATCCTGCAAGCTAGAACGTGCCATAATTAATTCCTTTTAAATTGTACTATTGATCCAAGAACGTAATCACGTTCCCAGTAACAGAAGCCGTCATATCCAGGGTTCGATTGACGAATACCCGACCCTGGCGTTGGAATCCAATGTTCTTAAGAATTGCGTCCGTAAGACTAACGTTAGCTTCCTGATTAACGACCTGGACTTTCATTGTCAGGCCGTATACGCCAGAATCCCTAGTGTAGATACCGAGTTCAGGGTAATCCTTAGTGTGATCTGAGAGCACATCAGCCACTAAGTCAAAACGAGGAGTCCGGCCTAACAGAACAATCCTTGAAGACCACCCGTTCCGATAAACACGGAGCATCACTAGATGACCCTTACGCTCCAGGAATCGAGCGTTGCCGAGTTCCTGATCGATGTCATAACGACTAAGATTCCAAGGACGATATCCTATAGCTTGTAGATTGGCTTGAACTTCATGCACATCACAGCTACTGACGATTGTTTTGTCAAGATCGTTTAACGTGTAATCCCCGTAAGCAACAAGTTCTTGGCAGAGCGCTTCTGCAGCCTTTACAGCTTCCGCTTTGTTTCGGTAAGTCGATGCAGTTACTTTCATCTTCATTCCTGTCTTCTTTCGGAATTTTTCTAAGTCCCAACCTCTGCCAAGCAGGATTATCCGGGTGATCGTTTTATTCAATACAGACTTAGGTGCCGACTGACCAATAAATTCGATACTACCGAAACCTATGAAGTCAGAGCTCCCTTTTACATTAACGAGGAACCATGGATATTTCTTTGCCAACTTAGACCACAATATATTAGCACTCTTTGACTGTGACTCGCCGGATCCCATACATATTCCACTGGAAAGCAGGAAATCATAGACTTTGTATATAAGTCCCTTACCGCGATACGGAGCTAAGATCATCGAGTGCGGAGTCTTCAAGAAAGAATGTTGTGTAGGTTCCAGTTCTACGCGACCAATGACATTGTCATCACGGACGAGTATGTACTGATCGAACACAGGATCTACTCGACGATAGACAATTATTCCGTCAATTGATTTGACTTTCTTTAGAGTAAGTGATTTCTCACGCAACTGCTCAGTTAGCAGTTCAAGGGTGAGTTCCAACACCTTTTCGCTAACTTGCAAATTTGGATTTGCAGCTTCTACTGTCATTTATATCTCCTGATTGGGAGGGCCAGATAGACCCTCCCGTTTTCTCATCAGGAAGGATACAGACTACGCAGTGTTTCCTCGAAAGCAACCCCTTCCTTGGATACCACGAAGTCAACTTGCAGTTCATGCACCGGCAGAATCGGAACAATGACAACCGTCACTCGCAAGATTCCGCTATTCACATAAGCATCTGGGTTGTTACTCGCATCGCAAACCACGGTATATCGGCTGATACCACGAGCGTTCTTGATGGTCTCCAGATAGTCAGAGAACGATACAATCACTTGTTGGCGTGTGAAGTCATCGTTAGGCTCTTGCAGGATATACAAACCAAACTGCAGAAGCGATTTCTTCATCACGTTGACGATACGACGTACCGACAGCCACGACAAAGCCGACGACTTAGCTTGCAACGTCTGCTGTTCCCACAGAGCAGTACCCTGACCAATGAAAGTCCGCGTGTAGTTTACTTGCGCACGGAACATCAGGTTCTGTTCACCGTCAGTGTACGTGTATCGGGTCTTAAGGATATCCAGCAGACCACGATTCAGACCAGCAATAGAGAACGACGGGTTAGCCACACGATCGGTACGAGCACACAGAGCAGCAGCCCATCCACTGAACGGAACATACTGTTCTTTGCCATTGTACGTATCAGCAATCAACACGTCAGGACTAAACAAGGCGCTGTACGAGCTGTTGAGATTCAGTTCCAGATTGCGATAGTTCACAGCCTGTTGTGACTGTTGCATCGTAGACGGAACATCCAACAGAGCCACAGCATCTTGACGCTGGACAGCCAACGAGTTCATCGCCAACTGTACAGTAGGTGTGCTGTTACCACTGTTGATCAGGAGGTTGACGTCGTACATATTCTTATTAGCAAACGACGACCATGCCGCAGCGATGTCGAAGTCAGTAGGAGCAGCGCCACTGTCCCCACCAGCAAGATTCGTACGAGCCGCATCCGTAACAGTAGGATACGAGATCAACGTGTGGGCATTGCTCACGACGCGGATATACATACTGAACGGGTTGATGCGTTCTTCCAATTCAGAACTGATCCCGTCAGCGTCCGTAGCTTCACCGAGAGTGCAAACAAACGATTCAACTGAATTCGTGGTACTGACTGACGTGTCATATACGTTCACAACGAATTCAGCACTCGGAGGCGCAGCGTTATTCGGATTGGTGATAGGAGCGCGAGCAGTATCCGGTACGACAGCACCTGTATCAGTCCAACTCGGGTTGGGACCAGCGCCAACTTCGACCATGAATCCCATGCCAGCCGAAGCACGACCGTAGATGCGATACCCAATAGCGTTAGGAACAGCGGGCCACGAGATATCTACAGAATACGTGCTGCCGACAGCTGCGATAGTGATGGACGAAACAGCCGACGCTAACGTTTCACCGTTGGGAGTAATCGACGAAATACGATAATCGTACGTTCCTTCAGTGAGTGATCCGCCAGTTGCAGAACTGACTAGCGTGATATCCCCACCATCCGGTGGTTGAACGTTCGTACTGGAAATCGAAATCGCCAGATTATCGCCGTAGCTCCCTTGACCCTTACGGGGATAGAACATAGCGAGCGGCGTTGCACCGGGGGGAACCTGATCCGGGAAATCAACCATCTCCGGATTAGACACAGGTTGCAGAGGAGCTGCCAGCTTAGTTTCGTTGGCGTCCTGGAACATCATCAGGCCGGAGTACAGAGCGCCTGCCCCGACAACACGACGCGCCCACATTTCGTTGCCTTCCCGGAAGAAATCCAGGCCGGAATAGACGTCTAAGCCGATACGAGGATTAGGAATGCCAAATTCATTGAGGAACTGTTGACCGTCACTGAAGAACTGCATTTCAGTTGAGCCTTGGTTCGAAACAACAAGCAGACCAGCGATCGACGAGCTCGCGCCAGTAACGGTCTGGCTTACGTCGATCTCGTTGATGTATACATCAGACCTGCGCGGTTGGATAATAGCCATTATTCATCCCCCGAATCTTCGTCAGTCTCTACATCCACAATTCGCGGTTCTTCTTTGAAGATATGCAGGATGCGCGGATTAAGAGACAACCAGTGTTGGTTAAGAGTAGCACCTTCCGGGAGATCAATCCTCGCCTTTGGCATAATACGAATTACAGCAGTCTGCCCATCAGCCAAGTCGACTTTCGGGTACTGCACAATCTTTGAAATATTAACAATCTTCATCGCGACCGTCCTAATTGAAAGGAATGAATACTGCGTTATCTCCCAGGACTTCTCTGTAGTCGACTCTTTGGACAATGCCGGATTGACCGAGCATTGGTTCGCTTACGTATCCGTGAACTGTAGCAGTTCCAATGAACTCGTATTTAGTTTCCTGCTCAGTCTTGTTCTCCAACTGAGGAGTGTCTACACTTTCACCGAGAGTAGCGCCAATCCGTAATTTCAGCTGTCCGTAGTTGATGTTGAATTTCAACCATCCATTCCGACTAGCGAATAACCAACGTCTCTGAAATTCAAGACCAGACTTCTGACTAGTACCAGATATCTGGTTCGTAACGTACACGATTTCAACTTCGAAATTACTTGGGAGTAGTCGTACTCTGTGAGTTACTCGACTATCATCCTCGACCAAGCAATACATACCAGTTCGAGCCATCCTGTTAGTGGCGTAGCTTTCCTGGTTTCTACCAAGACGCTGGACATTGATGAATATAAATGGGTATTCAACTTTCCGACCACCGAAGAGTTTCTCGAGGATCTTCATCTTGTCAGCAGCATTGCCATAGGCAACCGGACAATCAAAAGTCTGTTGACATCGAGAGGCGAGTCCGTCCAGAACGAATTTTTCTACAGGAACAAGGCTAGTGTCCATATCTCGAACCCACCAAAAAGAAATGGCCCTAGGTCAGCCGGGTAGCCGATCTAGGGCCATCGTGACCACTCTTTACTTCATACCTTTCAGGATACGTGCGAAGGTGGACTTCTTGCCAGCAGCGGCACGAGCAGCGCGGATGCGCTTGGCACGAGCTTCGAGTTCAGCCAGTTCGTCGTCGATGTCTTCTTCGTCTTCGCCATCGACTTCAACCTCAACTTCCTCGACTTCGGCTTCTACTTCTTCCTCAGCCTCTTCATCCTCGGTTTCAACTTCTTCAGTGTCTTTCACTTCTTCAGTGTCTTCCACTTCTTCCACTTCTTCAGTGTCTTCCACTTCGAAGTCATCACCAAGGGTTTCGAGGACTTTATCCAAATCCTCGTCAGACATGTCGCCAGCGAAATCTTCAACTTCGACTTCGGCCTTGACCTTCTTCTTGCCAGCCTTGATAGCCTTCTGTTCAGCGATAGCAGCGTAGCGGTTATTCGCTTCCAGAATATGGACGGCTTCAGTGATGCTAGGGTGGCTCATCGCAGCAGCAAAGCAGCGAGCCGCGTCCATGTGACGGTGCTTTTTGTATGCCACAGCGCTGACGATGAGGAGATCCATTGCACGATTATACTTTTCCATGGTTTTCTTCCTCTATGGATTCTGGGAGAAAGGGAGCCGGAGCTCCCAATCAAGCTCAGGCTCGGAAGCCCATCGCGACAGCTCGCGAGTTAGCCAGAACCATAGCGAAGGTTTCCCACAGAACCCAACCGCGACCAGGAGCGCCTTCCACGACGATGTCGGTCGGAGCCGATTGCAGACCGTTACGATCCGAGTAGGCACCGAGGTTCAGAGCGTCGGCGTAGACGAAGAATTCGCCTTGCGACAGAACCTTGTGTTCCGGATGACGATAAGCGTCGCTGACCAGGGTGGCACCGTACAGAACACCCAGCTCACCAGTCAGCAGCAGTTCGTGGCGAGCAACGGGGTCGATCGCGTTTTGGAACTCGGTGTTGCCGATGATGTCTTGCATCAGATCGGTGGCCATCAGCACGTAAGGAGTCTTCAGACCCCAACGGTTGACCTTCGTCAGAACTTGAGCGAAGGTGTAGGGAGTCAGCTGGCCGCTGATAATCGACAGATCGTTATCCAGACCAACGACCGCTTTCGAAGCGTTGTACAGCAGACGGTCTTCCGCAACCATGATAGCTTCGGTGGCTTCCACATACTTCTCTTGCAGAACGTCACCAGCCGATTGGTTGATTTCGTTTTCCGACACAAACGGACGGGCAACGATTTGGAATTCCGGGGGAGTGAACCATTTGTCGCGGGTCACTTGCGAGTCGATCTTCGTAACCGAGGTGCTGTACACAGCAGTCACGTTCTTCATGCGCATCGGGAAACGAGGAATAGAGCCTTGTTCCACGGTGTTGCGAGCCAGAAGCTTACGCGTATAGCCTTGACGATTGCAGGTCAGGTACAACGATTCGGCCATCTTTTCGCCGAGCAGCTTGTAAGCACGATCGTCGTTGAAAGCAGCGGTCAGCAGGTCACGGTTGCGCTTGGTGAAGGCTTCCATGTCAGCGACTTGACCATCAATAGCCAGTTGACCGTTGGCGGCAGCCGACAGGAACTTCATGTTTTGTTGCCACAGGTCTTTCTTGGACGACGCGTTGATTTCGCCGTTCTTACCGACCATGCGCTCTTGGCTTTCGCCGTGCTTGTATTCCGATGCAGCCGTCGGCGTACGACCGGCGCGAAGTTTGATGCTACGATTAGACATTTAATTCTCCTGAATTTTCTCTGGAGGATAGGGTACAGAGGAGTTCCCTGGATCCGTAATTACTTGAAATGTGCTATGTCCGATCACAGGACTTACAGTTGAATAATCAAACGTGGACTTACTCAAATGTAAGTCCTGTGTCCAGACTGATCTTCAGATACTCTATTCAGGATTATGCCTGACAGGACCAATTAGTCTTTTCGAGTATAAGGAAACCGGGAGTTTATTGCACGTCGAATTCGATGCCCAGATAGGCAACGTCGGACGAGGGAGTTTCGATCACAACGGCGGGAATGGTAACGCCGGTGCCAGATTGGTCGGTGAGTTGACCGTTCGCAGCCAACTTCACAGCCGTTGCAGCCGCCCAGTCCACGCTCGAATCGAAGTTCGACGTGTACACGATACCCTTGGTCACCAGACCGACTTGGCCGAGTTGCGAACCGATGTATCCACCGGGAACAACGTTACCAAACAGAGTGGTCGATTCCAGATCGGTCAGAGCGTAGCGATACGTGATCGTCACTTCGTCACCAGCAGGCAGACTCGACACAACATCACCAGCGACGGTAGGAGCGGCAATCGCCGAACCGTCGGTGTCGTTGTAGGCAAACAGTTGACCCGCCACCGGAGTACGAGCCAGAGTAACCGAGCCAGTGCTCGGAACAACGAACCGTTCAACCTTGGAAGCGTATTGCTCACGGAAAGGAGCAGCCGACGTACCGGCGGTCACGAAACCGGCGAAGATGTCGGTGGAAGTACCGGTCGAAGGAAGAACGCCAGCAGAAGTATTACCGCTAGCGCGAACAGCAGCTTGGCCTTCGCTAGTGAAGACCGCGCCCGGAGCAACCTTTGCTTCGTGCGACAGAGTGGCCTTTTGTTTCGGCAGGTAGAAAGACATAAGAATCTCCTAGTTGTGGAACACCCACATACATTAAAATTGCAAGTTGTTGTATCAGAGGAACGTCAAAGGCTCGTCGCCATTCAACACAGCATGAGCCGAGAGGGAAACACCACGTTGACGGCGAGGCGTCAGCAGTTCACCCTTGAACTCACGACCAGGATTTGCCAGAGCAGCGGTAACTGTTTCCGGCAGGAACTCGTCTTCGAACTCGTCAGCTTCGGCATCAACAAAATCCGCAACCGATTCGTCTTCAAACGTAGCATCCGCGTCGACGAAATCACCGTTCTCATCCAGCATGTCCAGAGCGTTAGCGAACTGAGCACGATGCTCTTCAGGCATGTTGGACAGTTTATTGGCGATCGTCAGAATCGACTTCGCATACTTGACGCCATGCTGAGCGAAAGCAGCGTTAACGATACGTTGAGCACCACGAACACCAGCGCGACTCAGTTGGTCAACCAGAGAAGCCAGCAGATCCTGCGATTCTTCATCCTTGAAGAAACGACGGGTCACACCTACGCTAGCGATAGCCAAGCATTGAGCGAAGCACTTCTCTTTCTCTTCGCTAGTCTTACGAACAGCAGCAGTCAGAGTCTTAACGCGAGCTTCAACACGCTTGTTGATGACTTGCGACTGAGCAACGTTGACCTTCGCCATAGCGAAACCCATGTGTTGCAGACCAGCGCGCAGACCTTGACGACGAGCTTCTTCGTAGGCTGCATCGTGGAATTGCGGAGTTTGGTAGATATCGTCGCAGGCAGCCTTAGCAGCTTGCTTACGAGTCATCGACGCAATCACGCGATTAGCCTTCAGAACCAGAACACGCGAACCGACCGAGGCAAACACCATCGCTTCTACATCGTTGTCGGGAATGCCGTCAACGTCGACGATGTCCATAAAGTCATCGGCAGCCGCTTCGGTAGTACCGACAGGCAGGTCGTCTTCGAACTCTTCCTCTTCTTCGGATTCGATTTCATCGCCGTCTTCGAGATCGAAGTCTTCAGGAGCAGGACCTTCATCCTCGTCATCCCATTCTTCGTCTTCTTCCTCAAAGTCTTCGACTTCCTCTTCCGATTCATCGTCAGATTCTTCGACTTCGTCGTCCGTGTCGTCTTCCACTTCCTCGACAGCATCTTCGTCAGCGTCAGCTTCGATAGTGTTAGCCGGAGCGTTAGGCGTCAGAACTTCACTTTCGCTGTCTTCGGACTCACCGTCTTGCGGGAGATATCCTTCAGCGGGATCGATTTCATTATCGATCGTAGCGACATTATGACTGTCGTTGGGAAGATCGTCATCGGCAGCAGCCTCGACTTTCTTACCAGCTTTCACAGATGCAGGCTTATCGCCCTCTGCATTGGGAGTGTGAGTGCTGGTCGATTTCGGATTCTCGATTGCATCCGGATCGAACAGTTTATACACACTCATGTTGTTTTCAACGCCGAAATCGCCGTCCAGTTCCATTTCTTCTTTCCCTTCGTTCGGGAAATGAACGTTACCGGCCTTAACGGATTTCTTAGCGATACCAGCCAAGACTTCCTGTTTCTTGCGAATAGCCATTTAAGATCTCCTGAAATTCAAGGGCTACCCGCCCTTCATGTATAAAAATGTAGGTTGTGCAAATTGGTATTTTTCATGATCCACCTATTGGAAAGTAAAATCATCCCAAATTGATTTCTTGGGTTGACGTTTAGGTTGTTCCTGGATAGTTGGAGCGAGAATTTCACCGCTTGCAACTGTCCAAGCAGGATCACGAACAATTGACAGCTCAATTGGCGAAAGGTTGTGAGCATTTAGGAAGACCAGATGTTGATTTCCATTATAGTCAGTTTCAACTCGCCAGTTGATTGGAGCTTCAGGATCGACGTGCTCGCAATGATTGAATCGTTGCATACGACGGTTGCAATAGCTGCAAGTAAAATACTCAGCCTCTGCTCCCATTGAATACGTTTCAATCTTTCGCGCTAGCACTTCCTGGCAGAGACCAGGATCTTTCGTCTTGCTAATGGCATTCAACGCCATAATCTTCCAGAGTTTGTCGTTGCCGAAACCTTCAATCTTGTGAAGGCTCGTATCCAAAACGACACCGACTGCGGTCCGATAGTCTTCATTCATGTGTTCTTCATGAATTGGACATCCGGCCCAGGCTTTGTACACCATTCGTGCAATCGGAGGAGGTTGGAAACGGGTCAATTCGTTAAGCGGGAAAGCGATCCCGTTACGATTTGGCAAGTCACTCGGAAGAATAGGAGTGATTGTGTATATGAAGTCTTCCAGATTCGGACTGAATTCATACGTCTTAGCTGCAAACGGAAGCCAAGTGTGAGCTTCCAATTTGAACGATCCGTGAGCTTCCTTTAGTCCGTCGCGTCCTTCCGGTGTATCACCGTCGAACACCATGCTAGGTTGTTCGGTATAAGCATTGATCCGCAACATTTCTTTTCCTTGACGCTAAAGCAGGAAGCGGGAATTAGTGAACTAATTCCCGTGGATGAAATAAAATTGTAGTCAGCGCTTTACATGGCGTAGAAAGTTACGAAACCGTCTTCGGTAAATGTAATACGCGCAGCCGTAAAGATCGCAGCTTCCGTTTCCTCAATAGCGGCAGCGGTTAACGATTGGTCTGTACTCCAATTCGCGTCTGCAGCAGATTGCGGAGCAATAGCCGTCGCAGGATGGTCAAGAGTGTATGCAACCGATGCCGAAGCACTAGATTGAACGTATATGCCAACTTCAATCGCATCTCGAAGAATTTGACTGATACTGACGTATGCAATTTCTCCAGCTTTTCCACTGATCGTCAACCAACTTCCGTTGATCGGGTAAAACTCGTTACCAACTCCTCGCAACGGAGTGCTGCCGACTCCACGAGATGGTCTGTTTGAACTAATTCGCATATTTAATTCCCTAATGTGTCAGCGTAGAGTTGCGGACCGAACCGAAGTTTGAATGCAGGAAGCTTTCTATTCAACATTTCCATGTGACTGATGGCTTGATCGTCCAGAATACTGTATTCTCCGAGTGTCACATGCGGAGTGTAGTCTTCATAGGAATGCATGAAACCAGCAGAGCGTAATTGGAAATGTAGAGCTTCTAATTCATAACTATCTAATACGGCAATCAACAGATGTCCACTCGGAACAGTCCATATATCATACTGAGCAATCGTAGCATTCATAAATCGATCATTCGGGAATTGAGGATGTTGAGGCAATTCCCGCTCATGATACATCACCGTACAGTGCAACTCCGTGGAATAATGATAACGAAGATTCGGACTTTGATACTGTCGGATGGACGACAGACTAAGCAGAGATTGCTCGTCCGGGTCCATCCAGCAGTAAAAGCCGCAGTTCAGATTCCGAATTTCCGGATATAAGACCTTGGCTGTTAACATCATACCTCCAGCACACCGCGATCTCGGGTCTTCATACGCTTCAGTCCCCTGTATTGCTTATGAAGTTCCTTGACGTTGGTAATAGTGATACCGGAATTGCGAACCTTGTTGATCATCTTGCCGATCTTATCATACGTTAACGCATAATAAGTCAGACTTGGATCAGACAGATTCCACTGGACACCAGGAGCCCTAAACTTGATCGCGTTCTTAGTGCCAACTTGACCTCGGATCGGCAGAACCAGATAGGCTTCCCCGTCTTCGATCAGAGGATAAGGACGAATCAATTTGGTTTCACTGTTCGGCTTGTGTTCCATCCGATAGAAGTTACGCAACTCGTTGCGATTCGCTAACTTGAAGGTCGCAGTGCCGTTCCGCAGTTTACCCTCTTTGAGAAGATTGTGCATTTCCATGATGGCAGACATTTCGTTTACCATTTCCGGATCAGGTTCAAAACCCTTAGTATTCCACAATTCGATCTGACGACGAAGCATCAGAGCGTTCTTCATGTGAGCGTAATAGAACGACTCAGTCGGACGGAATCCCAAGGCTTCCAACGACTTAGAAGCAACATCGTTGTCTTCCTGATAGTAAACCAGACCAAGGAATCCGTTTGTGACCGAGATAGAGAGCTCAACTTGCATCTGCTCTTGCAGAGCTTGTTCAGCAGCTTCTCGTTCCTTCTCGCGTTGACGCAGTTCCTTCTTCGTGATACGAACTTGACGAATAGCATTAGCCGGAGTGTCTATTGGAGCATCGATAGGCAATTCACCAGTAGTCTTCAGCAACTGAGTTCGGATGTCGGCACCGCTTGTCGAATCTCGCGTTTCGACAAACACCGTGGACCACGGGAATGGGCTTTGAGTGTCATCATCGAAACGAACCCATACACGACGAGCGCGCATTGAGATCTTGATGATTTCACCATCGCCAAATTCCGTGTGGGCACGGCGACCCTTCATCATATCACCAATGACCGAAGCATTGTCCTCGCTAATGTCAACACTACCTTCGTCCTGGTCAGTAAAGTTGGCGATTTCAAGCGACAAGTCTTGACTACGCATATACTGATCCAGACGTACTAGACCGAGCTCGTCTTCACCGAAGATCGCCAGACCCTGTACATACGGGATGTGCTTCATGAGCTTCATATCCGGAGCAGGAGGAGCTTCCGGAGTAGGCTCAAGAACCTGACCGCCGTACTTCTTAACGAATTCCTCACGG